AAATGATAATCCTAACTGATCATATGCAGATTGATATAAACCAGTGTTACGATCAAGATCGAAACAAAGTCCAGGAGTTGCCTTTGCTCCTTGTGCAAGACCTTTATGGAGTTGATTGATCTTTACTTTTCTATTTGGAATCAACGGATCAGATACAACTACAGGTAGAATTCCTTCTCCAGATAGATTTGAATCTGAGATTGTATCCAGTTGAGAAATTTTACGAGTTCCCACGAATAATCACACTATTTGCTACAAGGTTATTTATACAGGTACTATCTAAACGGTGGACCCCATGCCCATCCGACTAATGATTTACGAGTTCCAGAAGTAACTTGCGTTACTCTATGAGGCAACCAAGCAGGAAAAATTACAATCTCTCCTCTTTTAGGAGAAATAGATGGTTTTCGATGGCAATGGTCAAACTGCAGTTCTCCACCCTCATACCCATCATTTAATAATAATGAACAAGATAATTTTCTTTGCTTTTCTACATTAGGTAGTTCATCAAAGTGCCAATCATAAAATTGTTTATCTTCTCCTCTATATCTGGTTGCTTGTATTCCTGATTCCCAATACTCCAAGTCAAATTTAAAATACTCCTGATTAGCAGTGGTCATTATACTCCACATCATAGCAGGTATCCACTCATCCCAAGGAATAAAGTTTATATCAGAATTTCTTTTATCTTTCTCTACTCTTGTTGATGTTCCTATTTCTCCATCAACAAAATTTAATTCATCAAAGTGTTTTTCCATCAAATCTAACAATTCGACTGGTAATGCAGTAGGAGATCTGAATATAAGTTTTTCTGTAAATGCTAATTCCATAATTAAGGATAATAATTAGATTGATCTGCACCTTGTTCCTGCATCATTAAAAATTGAGATATGCAGTATCTACCATGATTTGTGTCTACATCTACCTCATTCATTTTTACTGGACTGACACTATGTAGAATTCTACCACAAAAAGCAACTGCTGTATTATTTTTACATTCTACCGTAACATCATACTCAGGAAAAGAAAAATTACCCCCAGTAAATTTTTTTGGTTCTTTATACAACCACGTGCAAATAGTAAGAAAAGTTAAATCGAGATGTGCTGGATATTCATCATCATTTTCATAATATGATACTAAAGTCGTATCATGATTTGCCGTAAAATTTCTAAAGAACCAAGAATCTTTATGATTAAGAATTTTTTTGGTCAATAATTTTCTATTACAAGTTAGTATATTAGAGAATTTCCGATCATTGTACATATAATCTAAGAAAACACCTCTATTACTTTTACTAGTAACAAATTTACCTCCAGTATTTACAGCACATTCTAAACCACCACAGATATTATTGAGATAATTAAGTTCTGACCATATCTTATCCAATTCAAAATCATCATAAACATCTTCAATTAACAAATAATGTAATGGATCAGTTACTAAATTAACTTTCATAATTAATCAAAACCTCCTCGTCCTGCACCTTTAGTTTTAATTTGTACCTTTCCTAACCTTTTTTCAGTTTCCGATATACCAAGATTATAAGCACGCAGTTGTTGGAAAGATGCAATATTAAAAGAAACTACTATACGTTCTTCATCAGATTCATTTGGACGTGCTTCATGTGCTAGTACAGATGGAAAAATAATTAGATCACCTTCCTCAACGTCTGGTGGTTCCCACGTCACAATATCCCCTTTCATAGTATCATGAAATTGAGAATAAAATAATGTAGGTTTATGAACTTCTGGGTTGTATTTTAAATAAAGTACAGCAGAATATCCTTGCCCACCATGATTATGAAGAGCATGTTGATCACCCTTTAGTGATTTTTCATACCACATTTCAGTAATCATTACTGGATATGGATTTGTTACATCAGCAAATTTTTGTAAATTTGGTGTTAAAACTTCTACTATTTTATCACAATAATCGGGAAGAACTTCAGTTTTATCATCCCAAAAATCAGTGTACTTATCACCATAAAAAGATTCTTGTAGATATCTCCTATATTTTTTCCAATTTTTTGTTTTGTAGTGAATGAAAGGTATTCCAAAAATTAATGATTGTTCTGTGTGTGTCATGTTATTCAATGTCTATAAAATTGTACCAACCAGTAATAATATACTTATGTTCGGTATGTGAAACTTCTCCTCTATGAGTAAAAGTCCAGTCAACTGGCCAAATAATAGTTTTTCCTTTTTCTGCTTTTATTGTGAATTTTTGATCGCTAAATTCAGTTCCTCCACCATCATCGACATCATTCAAATAAGTCATAAACGTCAAATACCTATTGCATGTAGGATAATCTGGGTTACTTCTTTCACAATGCCATCCATGATACCCTCCATTTGGTTTATAATGTTGAATATTATATCTTTTGTAACTTGTCCATCTTCCAGGTTTATTACAATTTGGATATAATTCTACATATTCTTGAGTAGCAACTCCTAAATGTTGTTCCCATTTGGTTACTGCTTCATTTACAGGATCGTCGAACGTCATTGTAAGATCAGTAGAATCTTTTACATGTTTTTTTACTCCCGCAAGAACTGTTCCTGTATATTTGTATTTGTTGGCATATTCAGAATCATTAAAAAAATCTATGATGTCGTCACAGATACTTTTATCTTCCATGTAAGTACATCCTATAAATGGTGACAACTCTTTCATGACTTACCTGTATACTCAAACAATGTATACTCTTCAGGTCTTAGTTTTAATTTTTGTATGTGCTCACATGCACGATCATATGAACTTAACCATGATCTATTGAATGCATCCTTCTTAACAGGATGTAAGTACCAAGGCATTGTGTTCTTTATATTACCGTTACCATTACCCAGTTCCCATTGAGCATCGGACTTAACTTTAGTAAATACTGGTTTCTTATCACTCCTTGTCTTTCTAACTTTTGTTGACGCTAGAGTCTTGAGATTCTTCTCCAAGTTTTTCTGCGTTTTCACGCTCGGCACAGAGACGGAAGAACCTCGTGAAGTCTTCTTTCGTCCAGTCGTTGAAGAAACTTTCGTCTTCGTCTTTTTCGTCCCACTCGACCGTGAACGAACCGTCTTCGTTGTCTTTGACATTAAGCATCTTGAAAGGGATTTAAGTGTAGTGTACCATGGTTTTTTATAAGCGTCAAGTTATCTTTTTATCCATCTCGGTAAATAAAATATAATGAAACTTAGAGACCAGAAGGTTGCTAACGCTGCAATATGTAGTATTCTATTAGGATTAACTATTAATCCAATGGTTACAAGTCCTATCCATGTGTAATCTAATGTACCATGAAATCTGTACCATGTGTTAGCACCATACTTATCAATAAACTTATCTCTTTGTTTTGAGAACCAAGGCGAAACATGCCTCATCATAACAAAACCCTCATTGAAGAACATGAGGGTGAAACCAATCCAGAATATCATGAGTTTTGTAAAATCCCCCAAGTGGTTGCAATGTACTTTTCTTGTCCAATAGGGGGATTACCCCTATGGACGTGTGTATAACCTGCAGGAAATATAATTAATCTACCTGCTTTTGACTTAATCCTCTTATTCAAATATAAAAACTCAGTTTCTCCACCCTCTTCAATATCACTCAAATATATCTGTATTACTAATTGCCTTGCACAAGATATTACCGTCGAATTCTCAAAATGCCAGTCATGAAATCCTCCTCCAACAGGTATTTTCTTTAACTTGAAATCATAAAACAAAAATCTAGATTGACCTAATACCGTATACTTCTTCAAATATTCATTTACACATTGACTAGTAACATTAAAAAATGTATCACTGACTGGCGTTGCTGCATTTAAATCATAATGCCATGAATTGTTATACTCTTCCATATCAATTCTATGGTTCTCAAGTTGATGGGGAGTTGTAAATCCCGTTTTTCTTAAGTTCTCAAAGAATGAAATGAAATTAGCACATTGTTCTTTTGTAAGAACATTATCATAGACCCCAATAAAATCATCCTGTAAAGGAATTTTCTTAGAGACGTTTTTCACAACATTAAGATTGTTCTTCATTCTATAGATAATAAAAAATAGAGGGCACTCTTTCTACGTAGAGATCTTTTGTACTCCCCCTAATTTGCGTTTAAGTGCTTGGAGTCTTGCTTTTGCTTGTCTAATCGCAACAGGACTTTTCCTTGATTTATCGTTGCGACCTCTTTTTCTTGGTGTTTCGTGACTTTTGAGGTGCATCG